ATTTGCAATGTAAGGCTCTCTCAAAATAAATACATAATCAATATTTGTACGCAAATTTGGAGGTATACCTAATGGATATTGCATTGTAATAACTAACATAACCTTCCAATGACGTCCATTCATGAAAAGTAATCTCATCATTTTATCTTTAGCCCATGTTGCATCGTATAAACAATCATCTAATATAACAAATGCTCTTGGATCAATATTGCTTCTCTTATAAGATTCCATTTCTTTTTTAATTTGTTTTAAAACGGTTCGCTGTCGTTTTAAAATATTTTCTATTATAGCAGTATTGTATTCTTCGTGAATAAATAATTTTGGAACGTGAGCAGAATAAAAACCATTACCGGCTTCAGTACCAGATATTACTGTTCCAATAGGTATATCTTGATGATAATATAATAAATCTCTTACAAGGTAACTTTTACCAGTGTCACGACGACCAATTAAAACAATAACAGGCCCTTTATTTTCATTTGGTTTAAATGTAATTTCACGCATATTAAATTTTTTAATATTTAATGTCATAATTCTTATATAAATAATGGTTAACAAAAATTATTATATTAAATAACGAAATTTAATTTACTAGATTTCTTTAGAAATTTAGATTATTAATATTTTCGCGATAAAAACATTTTAAAAAAGTAATTTATTACAATATAAATGCAAGAAATCTTACATTACTTTAAAAATCGGAATTTAACATTATTTGAAGAATTTGAAAATTCAGCATTAAAAATTTATGATGTACAAAATTACATTCCAATATATAACAGATTCTTTAATCTAGAGGATAATAATAATAATCTCCTAAACTTGAATAATAAATATAGAATTCAAAGTATAGGCAAGGAAAATAAATTTAGAGTACATGATTGTGAAATATATGATAACAACAATAATAAATATACAAAATCTGTTTTTTTTAAATGTTCTCCACTAATAGATCCTGTAAAATATATGGTTGGTAAATATGACCATATTGATAATGTATTAAAATTGCCAACTTTTAATATTGATGATTGTCATAAGAAGGTTAAAGATTACAATAATTCAGCTTATATTGATGGTTTTTTTTCATTTCTTTCTAGTAAATTACTAAATAATTATAATATGTTTAATTGCATTGATTTTTATGGTGGCTTTTTAGGGTATCAAAGTGAGTTTCATTATGATATATACGACGATGTAGAATATTTACTAGAATCTGATTTTTTCAATCATAATAAAGATCAGCTATTTACAGTTGATGAAGATGTATTAAATGAATTATTAAACACTGAATACGGTGTTTCACTACATGAAACACGAGATAAAAGAAAGCGGCTAAAAATATCTAGTAATAAATGCAAGATAGAAATTAATGATTTAGATGATGAACAGTTTGAAGATATTTTTGTATCTACAAGTGATTCATCAGATAATGAAATAACAGATAAAAATATCGTATCAAATAATAATAAAAAAAGCACAAATACAAAAACATCATCATCAAGTTTTTCATCTAGATATTCAGATACTAATAGTGATGATAGTATGTCTGAAAGTGATTCCGATGAAGACGAAGATGAAGATGATTCTGATATGGATTCTCAAAGCGGTTCAATTTCAACAACCAGTAGCGATGAAGAAATATATGCAAAAATATTCAACTTTCCAATTGAATTAATATGTCTTGAAAAATGTGAAAATACGTTAGATAATTTAATGAAATATGGAAATTTAGATATACCAGAATGGCGTTCAATATTAATGCAAGTTATTATGAATTTATTGATGTTTCAAAAATCTTTTAATTTTACACATAATGATTTACACACAAATAACATTATGTATATAGAGACACAGAGAGAATTTCTATATTACAAAGTAGATAATACATATTATAAAGTACCTACATTTGGTAAACTATTTAAAATCATTGATTTTGGGAGAGCTATATATAAATTTAATGGAAATACATTTTGTAGTGATAGTTACCATAAACATGGTGATGCTGCTACACAATACAATA